ATTCCGCCACGCTCGATGTAGAACTTCAGGTTGGTACCAATGCCCATGTAGTTGGCTAAATCTAACGTGATCCAGTTCCACAGAGACCGGCAGACGCCTAGAAATGTGGCGCTAGAAATCTGTTGCCAACCGCCGATCTTCTCTGGGGTGCCTTGCCGAAAGCGCACTTTCTCGGACTCGTAGTACCCGCCTTCGGTGGTATAGCGTGTGTTTTCGCGGTTGACTCCGGGCTTTTGACGGAGGGCTTTAAGCGGCATGGGGGCTCCTTACGCGGTCATGTTGGTGGCTTCGACGGTTACTTTGGCGACTCGTGTGCCCCAACCGTTACCAAAATCGTCCCATGTGGGTAGTGACTTTAAGAACTCTAGCCTTGCGTCATTGTAATCGGCAATGAGTTGGCTGCTATCAATCGTCAGCACCTTTGCCAAGGTCTTGGGGCCAATAGCCCCGTCTTCAGTCACCCCAAGCGCTCGTTGCAACATCTTGGCAGCACGACCCGGCCCGGAGTTAACGGCAAAGTCAAACACGGCTAAGTCAACACCAGAGGGCAGTAAGTCACCCGATACCTTGTCCCAGTACTTCTTCTTGTACATAGGAGCTACGATAGCCGGTGTCAGGGCACGCATCTCTTTCTCGCTGACTGGGTGCCCGACCCACTCCTCCCAGACACGCTGGGTAACTCCTAAGTTGGTCATCCCACCGGGGTCTTTTGGGTGGTTGACAAAACCGCCCTCGTGCTTCATCAGGGCAACCATCGAAGGGAGCAGGTTCTCTTTCATGTCGATTTCCGGAGCAGCTCGTCTTTGGCTTGCGATCCAGCAGATGACCCAAAGTAGAAACTGATGATGCCCGTCCAAGCCGTGCCTAAACTGCCCAACATCAAGAATAGCGCGTCTGATGGCACGAAAGCCTTGGTCATCATACCAATAAGAATACCAAAAAACCCAACCGTAACCACCGTAGCCAGCACAGCCGGGATCACCGACTTAGTGCCAATCTGCATGGCACGAGCCGATCTGCGGTCATCCACAGCGACTTTGGCAAAGTCTAGACCCAGCTCCTGAGCACGGGCTTTGATCTCGATCTCAGCTAGTTGCACTGAGGCTATCTGCTCCGCTGTTAGCTTGCCCGTCTCAATGGTCTTCTGGGCATCTTCAGGTGAGATGTTTAGCACCTTAGCCACAACCCCGTAAGCCATCGTTCCAAACGGCCCAGCAATGGCCGTAGCCAGTGTGGGCGCGATCATCTTTAGCCAGTCCATGACTTACGCCACGCTTCCAGCTGAGCTTCCGTACAGCGTGGTTCCGACTTTCCACAGCACAATGACGGCATAGCCTGTAGTCGGCAGAGTCGGAATTGTAGTGTTTGCCCACACTACGCCCATAGTCGTCCAAGTAACCTGATACGCAGCGCCATCAGCGATCATCAGCGTGATGCTCTGCCCCGCAGCAAAACTTGTCGCAGTGGGCGTACGGTTGGTGCCTAACGTCCACAATTGGATCGTTCCATTGGCCGGGTTGATGTCAACCGATGCGCTGTCTGTGATGGTGAACACCGTTTCTGTGTACCCGGTCAGTGTCGGCGTGGTTAGTGCTGGGCTGGTGTTTAGAACAGCACTGCCGGTACCTGTCTTAGTTGCGACGCCGGTACCGCCATTAACAACAGGCAGCACACCCGAAAAACTTGTTGCATCGGTGGCAAAGAAGCTGCTGCCATTACTGAAAACCGTCACCTTGCCGCCTGCAGGGATCGCTACCCCTGCCCCTGCGGCTGTTGTGTTTCCGATGGTAGTGGAGTTGTATATCGTGGCCGTGTACGCCGACGTGTTGTGCACGATGTACTCTTTGGGGGCCGGAGGCGCGTAGATGGCAAAAGCCGCTGTCGTCGTAGTGGTTAGGGTTAATACTGACTGCCGAGCCTCGTCGGTATAGCCATTTACCGCGGTTAGCGCTTGGTTAGCTGCAGCCACAGAGACAGCTGTGTTGCCTGCAATAGCAGTGTCGATCAGCGTGCCAAGATTTCGGTTGGTCGTGATGTTCCACACGCCTGTCTGATCGCCAGCCCCAATAAGCTCGATGCGCAGGGAGGGGGAGTAAGTGCTTGCCATATATGTCCTTAAAGTTTGTTGTGCCTTATGCCGGGGCAACAGGCCAGATGGCAACGGTTGGGAACCCTGATTGCTTTGTCACATCTCGCAATGCTTGACGGTACTCGGCCCATAGCGTTTTGTCCACCGTAGCATCGCTTATCTGCGTCCAGTCTGACTCCGCCAGCTTTTGGGTGCGTTCGGCCCGAATAGCAGCAGCTTTATCGACCCCGCCCTGCGCAAGCTCTTCGTCCGTCAGCGGGATAGTCTGATACGTTTGCGTCCACACACCGTCCACCACCATCAGCACCCCCGGCGCTAGTCTGTGCGTAGTCTGGTCGTATCTAGGTACTGTCGCTTCGGCCACAAACACAAAACCGTCAGGCAAATGAGCGTTGGTTATGGTCTCTGGGAAGCTGATCTGTGGCAGTCGCTGCCGAATACTGGCAATGGGCCACTCAACGACTTGGGTATCGGTAACTTTGGCGTACATATCGTCCCTTTACGTGCCGGTAGCCACATAAGACTGACTACCCGCCACGCAGAACTTAGTGCCATCCCACGTTACTGCTCTGGCTGTGGTTGTTCCCCATGTGGTGCCTGCTAAACCGGCTTGGTACGTCCACGTGGTGCCAGTCGGGCTGGTAGCCACTTTGCCGTTTTCCCCCACTACGCAGAACTGAGTGCCCGTCCACGTGATCGCAGCCGCATAGGTATTCCCCCAAGCGGTTCCGGAAAGGCTACTACGATATGTCCACGTCACGCCATCAGGGCTAGTAGCTACGCTACCACCTTGCCCAGCCGCGCAGAGCACCGTGCCGTCCCACGCAATTGCGAGCATATTGTCACCAGACACCGCTGCGTTTAGACCGTTTTGATATGTCCATGTAACGCCATCAGGGCTAGTGGCCGCTTTACCGTTGCCCCCTGCCACACAGAACTGAGTGCCTGTCCATGCGATGCAGAGAACGTCATCACCCAAACCCCAAGAAGTAGCCCGTAAGCTAGCCTGATACGTCCATGTCACGCCATCAGGACTGGTAGCTACTCTACCACCCTGCCCAGCTACACAGAACTGAGTGCCCGTCCATGCGATGCAGTTAACGGCAGTACTCCCGTAAGCAGTAGCGGCAAGGCTATTTCGATACGTCCATGTCACGCCATCAGGACTGGTAGCGACTCTACCACCGCCCCCTGCCACACAGAACTGAGTGCCTGTCCATGCGATGCAGTTAGCCTGCTGATTAGTGCCCCAAGCAGTAGCGCCAAGGCCAGTTCGATTTGTCCAAGTTACCCCTGTAGGGCTGGTGGCTACTTTACCGCGATCCCCCACTAAGCAGAACTGAGTGCCTGTCCATGCTATTGCATTTGCGCTAGTGCCCGAACCCCACACTACTCTCAGACCAAGAGCCGCAGTCCATGTCACGCCGTTAGGGCTGGTGGAAGAGAACCCAGACTCACCCACCACGCAAAGGCTAGTGCCATCCCATGCCGCGCCATAGTTGTTGATGTTACTCCCAATAGCGCTTGCTAAACCGGCTTGGTTCGTCCATGTAACGCCATCAGGGCTAGTGGCCGCTCTGCTACCGTTGCCAATTGCGCAGAACTGAGTGCCCGTCCATGTGACTGCCCATACGGTTGCGGAGGAAGTTGACCAAGCTGTTTGCAGATTAGTTCGATTTGTCCATGTCACGCCATCAGGGCTGGTGCCAATTTTAGTGGACTCCCCTCCCACACAGAACTGGGTGCCCGTCCATGCGATCGACCGTACGATAGTAGAGCCCCACGAAGTTCCGGAAAGGCTTGTTTGGTTTGTCCACGTAACACCGTTAGTGCTGGTGGCTACTTTGCCCCCATCCCCAACGATACAAAACACGGCTCCGTTCCACGTAATTGCGTTGGCGGCGGCACTTGTACCCCAAGCAGTAGTCCGTAAGCCAGTTTGATACGCCCATGTAACACCATCAGAGCTAGTAGCGACCTTACCGGCTTCACCCCCCGCGCAGAACACGGTACCATTCCAAGCAATTGATTTAATAGCGGATGATGTGCCCCAAGCAGTACTTGATATGCCTGTGTTGTCCGTCCATGTCACACCGTCAGGGCTAGTGGATACTTTACCGCTCTCCCCAACTGCGCAAAATACTGTGCCGTTCCACGCAACCGCGAGAACAGCGGCAAAGGCACCAAAACCAGTTGCGCCTCCTACCCAGTTAAGGCCGTCGCTACTCGTGGCTGTTTTACTATTCTGCCCCACTGCGCAAAACTTAGCACCTGACCATATGACCGCATTTGCCGCATTGGGTGCAACTGTCCAAGCAGTAGTCGCCAGCGAGCTCTGGAACATCCAGCTGATTTGGGGTATCAACACCAACCCACTCGCTCTTAATTTGTCAGCTAGCATTACGCCACCCCCCCAGTTGTAGAACCATAGATCGTTGTGCCGACTTTCCAAAACTGGATCACGGTAAACCCGGTAGTCGCTAGTGTCGGCGCAATTCCTCCAACCCACACCGGGGCAAGAGAAGTCCAAGTGATTGTATATGCTGTGCCGTCACCGATCATTAAAGTTAGCGACTGCCCAGCAGCCCAAGTACCTGCTGTTGGTGTTGAGTTTGCCGTCAGCGTCCATGTTTGGATAGAGCCGTTGGTTGGTGACAGTGCAGGTGTTGTGCCTGAGACTGCAAACACTTCTTCTGTGTAGCCGTCGTTCAAGATCACGCCGCTCAACGATGGGCCCGTGGCAAACACGTTGACACCTGAACCAGTTTCATCTGTCAGAGCAGCAGCTAAGTTGGCTGACGACGGTGTGCCCAAGAACGTCGCTACCCCAGTACCAAGCGATGTGATCCCCGTACCGCCATTGGCCGCAGCTAGTGTGCCGCTGACATGCGTAGCCAGACCGATCTTGCCCCAGCTAGGGGCCACCCCCACACCGCCAGAGATCAGGGCATTGCCAGTAGCCACGTCTGGCAGTTTCGCCAGAGTGGTCGTGGTATCCGCGTACAGCAGATCGCCAACAGCGTAACTGCCGAAGCCCGTGCCGCCGTACGGGGCCGTGATGATGTCAGCCGTCCAAGTGCCTCCAATGAGCGTGCCAACTGCCGTGACGTTGCCGTAACCGCCCACCAATCGGCCTGAAGGCAAAGTGCCCGAAGTGATGTTGGCCGCGTCTGTCGTGTCCGTCGTTGCTGATGCGGCTAGACCGGATACTTGACTTGCTGGAACCGCGATAGTTGTGTCTGTGACGCTGGTAATTTGCCCTTGAGCATTCACTACTATGACAGGAACCGTGGCCGCAGCGCCGTAGGTAGCTGC